GGATAATGAGAATTAAAGACATTATTTTTGAAAGTAAAAGAGATATATCTTTTTCAGTTCAATCAAATGATGGACAGTTTTCAACAGAAATGACTATTGATGGTCAGTATGTTGGTACATATCAATATGATGAATCTTCTGGTAGAAGTATTGCTGAAATAGATTCTGAATTTCGTGGGCAAGGACTTGGTAAGTTATTAGTATTACATGCTATATATACTGCCGCAATGTTAGGAATGAGCTTTCAAGAAGATGAATCTCGCACATCAGAGTATGACAATGTATTAGATAGTTTAAGTCAGAATGGATATATTGTTGACGATGATGGATATTGGTATGTTACCGGTGAAGGTGAACAGTATTTGAAGAAGTCGGCTAACAAAATAGGATAATCCGACACTTGACTAATCATTAACATAGTATTACAATAATATTTCATTGTGGAGATACTGTGTCAAATAAAATTATCGTAGGTGTATGCGGATTTCAGGGTAGTGGTAAAGATACTGTTGCTGATTATCTAGTAAACGTACACGGATTCAGAAGAATAAGTTTTGCCGGAACATTAAAAGATGCTGTCTCTGCTATATTTGGCTGGGATCGTGAACTACTTGAAGGTAGAACCAAAGAAAGTAGAGATTGGAGAGAGAAGGTAGATAAGTGGTGGGCAAATAAACTCAATATGCCACATTTAACTCCACGTTGGGTTCTACAATACATGGGTACAGAAGTATTTCGTAAAGCCTTTCATGACAATATCTGGATTCATAGTGTTGAACATAAACTTGCCAATATCTCAGATAATGTTGTAATCTCAGATGTAAGATTTCCTAATGAAATCAAATCTATTAAAGATGCGGGCGGAATGATAATCAGAACTCATCGTGGTCCAGATCCAGAATGGTATCATGCAGCTGAAATAGTGAATAAGGGACCTACTAAAAATTTATCATGGGCAAGTAACAAAGCATTTTTAGATAATTATAAAATTCATGTTAGTGAAACTTCTTGGATAGGTACTGAATTTGATTTTGTTCTTAATAATGATGGTACTATAGATGACTTATATAGTCAAATTAATCAACTGTTAAATCCCCCATCTTCCACGTAGTATTATTTCGTCTGACTACTTCAACACAGTTTAAACATATTGATCGTAAGTTGATTAATTCACAATTATTTAAGTTACCATCAATATGATGAACTAGAATTTGATTAGTATATCTAGCTTTAAAATTACAAAGATCACACTGAGTTTTCTTTTTATAGCCGCGAATCTTCCAACGAGGATCTGCAGCTTTTAGTTGTTTATTTTTTCTGATACAACTTTCACAACGACTGCGATAATGTCGTATACCATCACGCCAATAGTTAGCGGCTGCCATATTTTTCTTACAAACATTACATAATGGTCTATTCATAATGACTATTTATGTTAACTCTTCGTGAAGAGTGTCGTATGACACCATTTTTTAGAAATTTAGATAAATATTAATATGAAACTGTCATGCATAGTGCTGACATTTAATCGTTGTAATACTAAATTTTAGGAGAAAACAATGGCTCTTGTATCGCCTGGTGTAGAAATTACCATCATTGACCAAAGTCAATACTTACCTGCACCGCCAGCATCGGTTCCACTTATTATCATGGCAACCGCACAAAACAAACCTGATCCTTCTGGAACAGCAATTGCCCCCGGAACATTGGCTGCCAATGCTAATAAACTATACAGAGTCACAAGTCAACGTGATTTAGTAAGTTACTTTGGAACACCATATTTCTACAAGACAACTGACGGAACAGCAATTCAAGGATATGAACTAAATGAATACGGTTTATTTGCCGCTTATTCAGTTCTTGGAACAAGTAATTTATGTTATGTAATTCGTGCTAATATTAACTTAGCCGCTTATATTGGTCAAACTGGACGCCCAAGTGCACCTCCAGTAGACGGATCTTATTGGTTGAATACAACTACCAGTACATGGGGTATGTTTCAATTCAATGCAGCATCTGGATCATTCTCTGTAATTAGTCCAATCGTTATTGAAAATATGGATGATGTATATGGAATGAATGGTCAACCACAACAATATATTGGCAATATCGGTGATTACGCTATGGTGTTGACCGATCAATATGGATCACCATCAAGTTATTATACTTATTGGTTTAAAAATTCAATGAATGAATGGGTTGTTCTTGGCAGTCAAGGTTGGAAAAATAGTTGGCCAACAATTCAAGGTACTTCCACTCCAGTAACAGTAGATGCTGGATCTATTATAATCAATGGTACAACTGTAACAGTTCCTGCAAATCCAAACGACACTGTTAATGGAGTGGTTGGTGTAATTAATTCCGCTAATATTTTAGGTGTAACTGCTCAAAATGTTGATGGAAGAATACAACTATTTCAAGACAACGGAACTACTATCGTCATTGATGGTGCAAGTACCGCAGCAACATTAACAAGTTTGGGAATTACTGCCAAGACATATTATGCTCCAGGTTTTGTTTATGGTACTAATGCTCAACAACCATTATGGAAGTCAACTGACAGTCAACCTCATCCAACCGGATCAGTTTGGATCAAAACAAACTCTCCTAATTTAGGTACTAATATTGTTATTAGTAAATATAGCGCAGCAACTGCTACATACTCAACTAAGAGTTGTTCACTGGCGAATAACGATTGGGTTATTAGTAATTCATTAGATTCTTCTGGTGGACAAGCAATTCCAGCTGGATCGGTATATGCTCAATATGGATTTAACGGAGAGTTATCTACAGCACCATTACAATTATTTGAACGTTCAAGTATTGGGGAAGCTGTATTTGTTGGAACAAATACATCACCAACATTTGCAAACGATGCAATGTTTGAGGTTTCTATTAGTACTCCAGGTTCATCAAGTTTAAGCGGTCCATACACAGTTACAATGCCAAGTACTGGTACTTTAACTGCATCCTCTTTTGTAACTGCATGGACATCTGCCAATATTCCTTATACTATGGCTCAAGTTTCATCAACTGGCGCAATAGTATTAACTCATACCGCAGGTGGAGTTATTATTCTAAATGATAATGGAGTAACAAGTCCAGCATCAGCCGTAACAGCAGCAGGATTTACAATTAATACTAGTGTTACCACTCCAACAGGTTGTGTAGGTGCTAAATGGGGCCCAGTTAAAACAGTTATGTTTGATGGACCATTCTTGTCAACAAATGTGTCTAGTTCAGGGTCCGATGCATCATTTTCGGTAACTACAACTGGATATATCCCTACATTTACTAAGGTTGCAGGAGGTTCTAATTATGCAGTTGGTGATTTATTATCTATTGACGGTGGTGGATATTTAACTTCCCCCTATATGATTCAAGTTACTGGAGTTACAGGTGGATCAATTGATACAGTTGAATGGTTTGCAAATCTTGCAACTCCTGAATATTCAGTACAATTAAGTAATTGGAGAATTTTCAATTATACACCAAACTTAATCGCCCCAGTCTCAAATCCAATTGATGGAACTCCATGGTACTATAGTGTTGTCAATCAAGTTGATATCATGACTAACGTTGGCGGAGTATGGACTGGTTATAGAAATATAAGTTATGCCAGTGATGGATTACCACAGGCAGTAGGTACTCCTAGTACTGATCCAGCCGGACCTATCATTTCAGCAACTGCGCCAAAAGTTCAAAGCGATAACAGCGTATTAGTATATGGTGATTTGTGGATTGATACTAGTGATTTAGAAAATTATCCAGTAATCAGTCGTTGGCAGAATGTCAATGGTCAAGATCAATGGGTTTTAATTGACAATACAGATCAGACAACAGAAAATGGTATTTTATTCCAAGATGCTCGTTGGGCAACTAATGGAACTACAAATCCAGTTGATGATCCTATTCCAACAATTGTTAGCTTGTTAACTAGTGATTATTTAGATATTGATGCTCCTAATGCTCAATTGTATCCACAGGGTACATTGTTGTTCAATACTCGTCGCAGTGGTTATAACGTTAAAGAGTTTATGGTTAACTACTTTAATGGTACAACTTTCCCAGATTCAGTATTACCAGAACAAACAAATGCATGGGTTAGTGTAAGCGGATTACAAACAAATGGCGCTCCATATATGGGTCGTAGTGCACAGCGTATTATGATTGTTAAAGCTCTTAAGACAACAGTGGATACTTCAACACAACTTCGTGATGAAGATACATTCTTTAACTTAATGGCAACTCCTCAATATCCAGAGTTACAACCTAACATGGTAACACTAAATAATGATCGCGGTCAAACTGCATATATTATTGGTGATACACCGTTACGTTTAGTGGCAAATGGTCAGGCAATCTATGATTGGACAAACAATACTGCTGGTGCATCAAGTACTGGTGAACAAGGTCTTGTAACACGTAATACATATCTAGGTATCTATTATCCAAGTGGTATTACTAATGACTTAACTGGAACTCAAGTTGTTGTTCCTTCAAGTCATATGATCTTACGTACAATGATTTATAACGATACAGTTGCTTATCCGTGGTTTGCTCCAGCTGGTCAACGTCGCGGAATTATTGATAACGCTACTAACATTGGTTATATTAATCCACAAACTGGTGAATTTGTTGCTGATAAAAATAACGTTGGTCTTCGTGATATTGAATACTCTAACTTTATTAATCCTATTACATCATTTACTAATATTGGATTACTAAACTATGGTAACAAAAATAGTTTTGATAGTTCATCAGCCTTGGATAGAACCAACGTTGCTAGACTTGTAAACTATCTACGTGATCGTTTAGCGAAAGCTGTGAGTCCATTCTTGTTTGAACCAAATGATAATTTAACTCGTACACAAGTACGTGCAATTTGTCAGACATTATTGGCTGATATTTTAGCTAAACGTGGTTTATATGATTATCTAGTAGTATGTGATACATCAAATAACACACCAGCTAGAATTGACAGAAATGAACTTTGGATTGATATAGCGATTGAACCAGTGAAAGCAGTTGAATTTATCTATATCCCAATCCGTATTCTCAATACTGGCGAAATCGCTGGTTTGGTAACAAACGGGTAAATGAAAATGTGGTCAGAAATGACCACATTTTTAAAAGATAAATAGAATATAGGAGATATAAAATGGCATTTAGTTCAATTTCGAGAATGACAGTTCCAGCACCTGGATCAGATGGGTCATTGAATGCACAAGGCTTGTTAATGCCAAAATTACAATATAGATTTAGAATCTTATTTGATAATTTCGGTGTCAGCCAACCAACAACAGAATTAACAAAACAAGTAGTTGACTTTACTCGTCCAAGCGTGGCGTTTGGCGAAATACCGATTGAAATTTATAACAGTAGATATTATCTAGCTGGTAAACCAACTTGGGAAGCAGTTACTGTTAACGTTCGTGATGACGCCAGTGGTGAAGTTGCTAAATTAGTTGGTGAACAGATTCAGAAACAATTTGACTTCAGTGAACAAGCTTCTGCTGCAGCTGGTATTGATTATAAGTTTCAATTACGTTGTGACATCTTAGACGGTGGTAATGGAGCCTTTGCCCCAACCGTATTAGAATGTTGGGAATTATATGGTTGTTATGTTGCTAGCGCAAATTACAATCAATTGTCGTATGGTTCAAATGATCCAGTTACAATCGCTTTGTCAATTCGTTTTGATAATGCTGTACAATCACCAACAGAAGATGCACCAAGTATTCGTGGTATTGGTACAAACGTTGGTCGTACTATTGGTAACAGTGTAAGTGGTATTGGTCAAACTGGTTAATTAAAACACTATGGCTGGAATGTTTCAGGAGTTTCTTCAAGGTGCTGAAAGTGGGTTCTTTGGCACCGATTATTTGCGTGATTATAAACATGCAAGTAAAGTATTCAGACCAAATGCTTATGCAAATTCTCCTAAGTTTAAATGGTTATTTCATGTATACTTTGATATCAACAAAACTCTAGTTACACAACAGCCTAATATTTTCCCAGATGACGCTACCCCAGGATTATTAGTAAAAAGCATCTCATTGCCTAAGTTTTCTATGAGTTTGTCTGAAATGAATCAATATAATCGTAGACGTTATGTTCAAACTAAATTAACTTACGATCCAATTCAAGTAACATTTCATGATGATAATGCTGGTGCTATTAGATCAATGTGGTATAATTATTTCAGTTATTACTATAATGACCCAAATAATCCAATTGGAACCACTGCAAGTCAAGCATCTGCGATGTTAAATAAAAGAAATCAATATACTCCAGATATCAGTAGTGATGTAAACTGGGGATATCGTGGAGAACCGTCAAACACATCAACTTCAAGTGCTATAGGAATTGCAAAAGCTCCATTCTTTAAATCAATAAAAATTTATGGATTCAATCAACATAGTTTTGCACTGTATGAATTGATTAATCCAATCATTGAAAAATTTGATCATGATACATATGATTATTATCAAACAACAACAATGGAAAATCGCATGACTCTTAGATATGAAACAGTTAAGTATCAACAGGGTGCATTAAATGGTCAAAATCCAAGTGCGGTAGTTGCTGGGTTTGGATCTGAGGCAAATTACGATACAAATCTTAGTCCAATTGCAAAACCGGGTAGTAATAGAACTATTCTTGGTCAAGGTGGACTTGTTGATGCTGGTGTTGGTGTATTAGAAGATTTGAAAAATGGTAACATTCTGGGTGCTATTCAGAAAGGCGGTACATTAGCAAATACATTTAAAAATCCACAGGCTATCTTTCAAACTGCTAAATCTGAACTTATTAGCGGACTATTTAACGCTACTCAAAATCCACAAACTGCCAGAAATCTTTTCAATTTCCCAAGTACAAGCTCAACTAATGGCCCTACAGCTCAATCAGTATCTAATCAAAACTTTAATAATCCAAATAATCCACCATTATCAGTGATCTCAAATACTCCAATTAACCCAGATCAAGGATTGAATTTCTAATCATTTTGTATTGACTAAATACAACATGGGAGAAACACATGGCCGTAGATACCACCGTCAAAATATTTGATCAATTTTACAATTTAAATTTAGTTGTCAATGCAGATCAATATGAAATTGTATATTCATTTTTCAAAGAATATACTAGTAGTATTGCTACCGCTCAATCGTTTACAACAACATTATTTTTAATTGCCAATCAAACACAATCAAATGTATTAGAACTATTACAAACATTTGAAGGTAGTGATAAATTAAAAGTCAGTTTAACTATGGCTTATTATCTTAACAGTGTAAGTAACAAAACAGTTATGTTTGGAGTTAACAATGTTCTTGTTCCAAATAATACAGTACAACGAAACATTCTTCAATAATCATGTCTAAATATGCTCAAGGGTTTTTTGTTCCTAAAAATCCAGAAAAATATGTTGGTACCGGAAAAATCAGATATCGTTCAAGTTGGGAAATGGTATTTTGTCAGTTTTGTGATAATAATCCAAAAGTACTACAATGGGCAAGTGAAAGCATACAAATTCCCTACAGAAATCCATTGACTGGTAAACAAACAATATATGTACCTGACTTTTTGGTTATCTATCAAAGTAAGGGTAAAAAAATTACTGAACTTATTGAAATTAAACCAAAAGCACAAACTATGATTACTGAAAAGACTCGTAGTGCTAGAGATAAAGCGGAGATTGCAGTAAATACATGTAAATGGCAAGCGGCTCAAATATGGTGCAAAAGAATGGGAATATCATTTAGAGTTATAAATGAGGATCATATCTTTTATAGTGGTCGTAGATAACTAAATATATTACTATGACAAAAAAATTAGAAGAACTTTTTTTTGGAAATGATGATGAAGATATCATTGAGATTCAAGAAATTGAAGAACAACAGCCATCAACTGAATTAATCACTAGAGAGACATTGGCTACTATTGAAAAAGTAGAAAATGCTTTACCTCAAGTTCGTGATTTAGAAACATCAGACAAAGAGATGGATGAGTTAGCTGGTTTAGCTAAAGAGGCATTTAATAACTTAATGGATCTTGGAATGCAAGTAGATTCTAGATTTTCAGCGGAGATATTTAACAGTGCCAGTAGTATGTTAGGTCATGCTATTACTGCAAAAACTGCAAAAGTTAATAAAAAATTAAGAATGATTGATTTACAGTTGAAAAAAGCAGAATTAGAAAGAAAACTAAGTGTTCAATCAATGAAAGAAAATGGCTCAAGTGGTGAAAAAACTGACTTGGGTACTGGTAGTATTATGAATAGAGATGAACTTATCAAGATGATTCTCAGTAATAATGATGTTAATAATCCAGACAAAAATGATAAATAAATGATATATAGAGGAATACCACAATGAAAAGTTTGCGTCATTATCTAGTAGAGAGCGTCAGAACTTATCACTATAAAATTAAAATCGCTGGCCAACCATCTAAAAATTGGTTGGATATGTTTTGCTATAATCTATCAAAATTTGACCCAGTTAAAATTAGTGATCCTAAAACAACTCCTATTCAGAAAGATCCATATGGATTCCCAGACTTAGAAAATCAAGCAATTACAATGATTGATGTTGAATTTAGATATCCAGCCATTGAACCAATGATTAAACAAGTTGCTCGTTTATTAAATTATGATGAAAATTTAGTTAGAATGGTTCAAGCTGATTATGATGATAGTATTAATCATGAAGCAGAACAGTATGCAAATCAAGCTTCACATAGTCCAGTTCTAACTCATGAAGAATTAGAAGACAATGGTAAAGAAGCTAATAAGGCATATGGTGAACAATATATGTCTAACATCTTCAAAGATTACAAAGCTGATAAAATTAAAATGGCTGGTCCACAAACCAAGCCGGCTGTAGACTCACGTAAATTTCCAGGAAATGAAGAGAGTCCTATGACAAAAGTACAAAGACAGCCTAAGCCACAAACCGGTGCCAGTCAAGGCACAAAATTCAAATAAGTCAAGGAAAAAACATGGATATCAAATCACTATGGCAAAAATTAGATCAGATCGCTGAAGCAACTGATCCTAAATCTATTCCAGAATCAAAGAAAAAGAAACCAGACGCTGATGGTGATGGTGTTCCAGATTGGGCTGACAAAAAGCCTGGTAAAGATGACAATGAAGACAAAAAGAAAGTTGAAGAAGGTACCGAAAAACAAGTTGATATGAAGGGTAAGAAATGCACTGCCTGTAAAAAAGGCACCTACAAAGAAACTAGTCAGCATGACGATATGGATGGTGTGCTACATTGCGACAAATGTAACAAGGAAGTCAAGCGTCATCAGTCTGATAACTCAAAGAAAAAAGGTGTGGCGGAAGGCACCGACAAAAATTTATATAAGACGATTGACAATTTATTAGTGGGTTATACTCGTACATTATCAACTGATAGTGATATGGGTGGCTATACTTGGAACAATGGTAAACAAGTGATCAATGTTGAAGTAGATCCCAAGAAACCAAATATTGCGTATTTTGCCTTGGGAACTCTAAGGAAAAATGGTAAAGTAAATTGGGTGGAAAGCGGCGATGACAGCAGTAGAGAAGTACTACACATTGTTAAAACATTCTCAAAAGACGCTCTCCGAAAAGGTGTGGCGGAAGACGCGCCAGAATTAAAAAATGTCAAACACTTTGCTAAACCTGGTGGTTATGGTCGTAAAATTGATAAAGATGATGAAAGTGGTGATGCATTTCATAGTTCAGATATTGATGATACTGATGATGCACCAACAGCAAAAGCACCAGTAAAACGTGGTCGTGGTCGTCCAATGAAGGGCGGAGATAGCGAAACTGGTATTACTAAGAAATATGATACTGATACTCTATCTAGTTGGATCATTGGTAATAAACCAAAAAATATAGGTAAGATTGGTAAAGTATCTCATGTACATAAATTAAAAGAATACATGGAAATGGTTGAGCGTAAGACCATTGTAGAAGGTTATGTTGCCGAAGGTAGAATGAGTGAATTGTCATCTATTGTTGATGATATCATTGATGGTCGTTTAGACATTTATGACATTATATCAGGTAAATATATTCCAACTAATGATTTAGAAGAGTTTGTCCAACAAGTATTGACCAAATCATATGAAGAAACGGCACGTGATCATGGTCTACATGCAGATGATGATGGTGATAAAATTATTGGAATAATGTATAATGATATTCATGACATTATGTCTAATGCTTTAAATAAAGGTATTGATGAACAAGCAATGCCAGGAGCAGCACAACCTGATATGACAACACCAACAACACCGCCAGCTGGTCAATCAGCGGCTGCGGCAACAACTCAACAACAAGTTCCAGATGTTCCAGTAAGAGTCAATGGTCAAATTGTAGGAATGGCCCCTAATCAGGTAGCTGCTCAACAAGCAACACAAAAAATGACACAAAACTCTAACAATCAAAAAGAACTTGCAAAGTTAGGTGTTACTCAAGTTCAAGAATCATTGTCTGATACAATGAATAGATTCTCTTCAATACTAAATGAATCAAATGGTCGTCGTACTGTAGGTCGTCGTACTTTATCAGAAAGTAAAACACCAATGTTAGTGTTAGAAGGTACATTAGAAGAAATTATTGCCGTTCATCCACATGAACACAAAATGTGTCAAGAAGGTTGGGGAATGGATGAAAGTTTATATGAAGCCTTGTGTGATCATTATCATAAAGAGGGTCGTATTCCTCGTAAAGTATGGCATGGTTCATCAGAAGATTTACGTAAATGTGTAGAAGAATGTTACATGCAAGATACACAACCTTTAATGAGTGAAGATAATGACAGTTTGACAGGATTAGGAGGACAGATAGCAGGATCAATGATTCCAAATCCTGACGATTTTTCAAAAGGATTTAAGTCAACATTTGACGAAGGTTCACTTAGTGATGTCAATTGGAAAGACGTAGGTGCTTCTACAGTTGGTAGCGTAGGTGGTTACATGGCAGGAGATGCAATTGGCGGACCAATTGCTGGATTAGCTGGATCTGCCGTAGGTGGAGCAATCGGATCAGCATTTGCTAAAGATGACGAAGTTAAAGAAGATGACGATCATGAAGTAGCAGCCGGATTAGGTGGTGCAGCATTAGGTGGTGGATTAGGATATGCAGCCGGATCAGGAGCACTTGATGGTATTGTTGGTAGTGCAATGGGATTGATGGGTTTAGAAGAAGATGACATGGAAGAAGGATTTGTCGGTGGAGCACTAGGTGGAGTCGCTGGTGCAGCACTAACAAAATCTCCAAAAGGTGCAATCGCTGGTGCAAAATTCGGTAGCGATATTCAAGATAGTATTGGTAAAAAATCACCATTTGAAAATGAAGAAATGGATATTAGAAGACATGCAATGAACAGACTCATTGATGAGTTAGATGAATCTACTTACGGGACTCTAAAAAAAGATATGAGCGAATCTAAAAAGCCAAGTGCTGGTATGACAAAAGGTGAAAAATCTTCTCTTGTAAAGAAAGCAAAATCAGGAAAAGATATTGGTAAACCTGGTAAAGGTTTTGAAAAATTAGCCAAGAAAGCTGCTAAAGAATATGGTAGTGCTGAAAAAGGTAAGAAAGTAGCAGCAGCCGCTATGTGGAAAAATGCAGCTCCAACTAATGAAGGCGAAGAACAATTAGATGAATTGAAAAAGAAAACCATGGCTTCGTATGTTAAGAACGCATCAAAAGATATTGAAGATAAATCTAGTAAAGCTCAAAGACATAAAGATTTGTACGCTGCCAATTATTCAGTTCATGACAGCAATCAAGCCGCTATTGATAAACGTCAAGCCAATATTGGTAAAGCAGTTGATAAGATGACAAACGAAGCAACAGACGATGACTACGATCAAGCCGCGATTCTCAAGGGCAAACGTGGACGTGATGCTCTTGACAATCCTTCAAAAGCAGTGGCAGCAGCTAAACGTAGTCCAGCCGCGCAATCCGCTAAACAAAGAGTATCTGATTATCATACACAACATGATGAACCAGTTAAAAAACTTGAAGAAAAATTTGGAAAAGAAGCCAAATTGAATTCTGCTAAAAAAGGTATGTTCAAGGGTAAGACCAAGACTGAATTACAAAAGCAATTGGCAAATCTTAAAAAGACTGGACCACATAAATTAGGTAGTCCAGAAAATATTAAGATGAAAGAACTTCAATTTGCTATTCGTGCTAAGTCTGATTGGGGCAAAATTGATGAAATGGATTCTGAAGGATATCGTGGTAGTCGTGACAGCGCGGAAGATGACGCCGGAAAAAAACAGTACACTGCTAAACCAATCAAAGCAAAAGCCATGAACAAATCAGCAGGAAAAGAATTGAACAAGACATTTGACAAATCCACATCAAAGAAAGAAAAAGTTAAAGAATCATATGACTTTTCTGAATGGGATAATCAATTGTCATCATTATTGAAACCAACTACAAAACAACCAGTTTCTGAATCAGTTAAACTTAAGAAACGAATGATCACTGAAAGTTCTAACGAATTGTCTACTATGTTACAATTTGCTGGTCTTAAAAGTGTTCAACAAGTAATGGAAGAGTTTAATGCTAGCATATACGCTGATGATAGTGAGTCATCTTCTTCAACAGACGGTGCAGATAATCCTCCTCAATTAGCAATGCCTACTAGTATGGGTATGAGTCAACAGACAGAAGAAGACGATGAGTCATCAGTTGTAGAACCAATGATGAGTGATGAAGTTATTGGTGGTTTGGCAAAAGGTGATAAAGAATCAACTAAGTCTGACAACGATCACTTAAGTTTCTTCAAGAAAATGCTCAGTCATGGACAAAGTGAAGTTAAAACTGAAAAACCAAAATCTGAATCGGGTGAACAAAGTGGAATTCCAGCATCTACAAGTCAAAGTCCAGTA